TTTTCTCCGTTAAAGTTGACGGCAAGGAAGAGCAATGGACACTGGATCAGTTAAAGCAATCTGCTGCGGGACAAGCGGCAATTAATAAACGGTTCCAAGAAGCTGCCGAGGCGCGAAAGCAAATCGAGCAGCAGGCAGCCGTATTGCAACAGCAGCAAGCACAAGTCGCTGCTTTGTATCAGCAAGCACAAAACGGTAATTTGCAAGCTCCAACCCCGCCAACGCGCGAGCTATTTGAAAGTGACCCAATCGGGTACATGGAAGAAAAGCTCAAGTATGACGAGGCAAAAGCACAATACGACCAAAATGTGTTCCAAGCACAACAAATGCAGCAGCATCAAATTCAGCAGCAGGCGCAGGCGCATCAGTCGTATCTGCAAGAGCAAGCTGAAGTCTTGAAGCAATATATCCCTGAGATTGCTGACCCTGAAAAGGGTGAGAAGTTGAAGGGTGATCTGATGAGTGTTGGCATGGAATACGGCTTTACGGCGGAAGAAATGTCTGCCGTGTCAGATGCAAGATATGTCCGAGCGCTAAATGACGCCCGTAAATATCGTGATCTGGTGGCAAAGCGTAAATCAGCGCAGTCCAAGGGCGAGAAAGCCCGGCCTGTGGTGAAAGCTGGTGCAAAGAAGCGTGTTGATAGCAACGCTGCAACTCGTAAAAAAGCGCAACAGCGCTTGCAGAAAACTGGCTCTATGGAAGACGCATTGAGCCTGATCTTAAATCAGTAAGTCTTTGAAAGGACACACTAATGACGCAGCCAACCAACACATTCGATACATATGATTCTGTGGGGATAAGGGAAGATCTCAGCAATGTTATCCACAACATTTCTCCAGAGGAAACGCCATTTTACAGCAAAGCTGCTAAAAAGGCCGCAAAGAATACTCTCGTAGAGTGGCAAACAGACAGCCTTCGTGCTTCTGCTGTCAACGCTCACATTGAGGGTGACGCAACTACTGCCGAAGCTCGCGCAGCAACAACTCGTTTGGGCAACTACACGCAAATCTTCAAAAACGCCGTTGTCGTATCCGACTCCGACGATAATGTTGATAACGCAGGCCGCGCAAAAGAGATTGCATACCAGACCTTGAAGATTGCCAAAGAGCAAAAATTGGACATCGAAAAGGCTTTGTTTGCAAACAACGCTCGCGCAGCTGGTAACTCCACAACAGCTCGTGAACTTGCTGGCGCACCAGCATGGTTGACAACAAACACTGTTGCCGGTTCCGGCGGTGCAGACCCAACCGGCGACGGTACAGACGCCCGTACAGACGGCACACAAGCTGCCTTCTCACAAGCCAACTTTGACACTGTTATGCAGTCAATCTGGGTTGCTGGTGGTAAGCCAGACACAGTGTACCTCTCTGCATTCCAAATGAATGTAGCTCTGGGCTTCACTGGTAACAACAACCAGCGGTCAGCAGTACAAGCTGGCGATGAGCGCGTTGTTAAATCCTTGGCAGTATATGTAACCCCTTGGGGAAGCGTAGAATTTATGCCAAGCCGTGAGAACCGCTCGCGTGACGTGTTCATCATGCAAGACAACATGTGGGAAGTTGCTTCCCTGCGTGGCACAAAGAACGTGGCATTGGCCAAAACTGGCGACAACACTACTCGCCAAGTTGTGACAGAACTCACACTCTGCGCCAAAAATGAAGCTGCAAACGGCATCATTGCCGACTGTACAACTTCATAATCTAACAGATGGGGGCGGGAGACTGCCCCCATTTTACTTTAAGTGGAGACCAATATGACAAAAGCTACAGTGACCGTTGCAAATGTATTTACATCTGCCGGAAAGTTTTTCAAAGGCGACGTGGTTGACCTTCCCGCTGACGAAATAAAAGCAATCAATGAAATTCGCGCTGGTGCGCTTGAGGCTGAAAAGCCAGCGGCTAAAGCCAAAGCCCCCGCAAAGAGAAAGCGTGCGCGCAACGCGAATGGTACGCTGCGTGCTGACAATCCGTCAACTATCCATATCAACGAGGCTTGGGTCAATGATTAATACATCGACTAAAGTTTCGGAAAAGATCACTTTTGACGGCGATGATAACATGGTTATCAAGCGCACCTTTGACGCGTCCCACATGCTCAAGGATGCGGCGCAGGCCCGTGAGGTGACAAAGAATAGCTTTGGCTCTGACTACAAGCACGTTGGCAATGTTGACATGGCCTTGTTGGCCGTGTGGCTTAAAGAGGCTGGAGTTGCTTGGACGGATACACAGGCCGTCAAAGATGTGTTAAAACGTAAGTTAGCAAGCAACGAGTTTAGCGCCCTTCGGGTCTGGGAAGGCAGTTACTAAAATGGAAATGGACGCGATCTTGAATATACTTTTTGGAGTTATAATCGCTGGCATTGGCTGGTGGTTAAAAACACAGCGCGAAGAACTGGATCGCCTCCGCATTTTACTTAACCGAACCCGCGAGGAAATGGCCAAGGAATATGTCACGAAGTCAGACAGCTCTGAGGTTCTCTCTCAAATTATGAATAAGTTTGACCGGCTTGAAGAAAAAATTGACAGGCTGATGGATAGGTAAAATGCTTTGCGCGCTGGTCTTTGTGAGCTTCGGACATGCTTGGATACAGGGCGCAGGCAATGTTTTGGTCAAATCTTGTTATTACGAGTGCGGCCAGACGAAGATTAGCAAGGGCCAGTGGTATGACCGCAAGTACAGCGTGCCGCCGCGCTACATCTGCCCAAAGAGGTTTGCAGAAGCATGATTGACCCAATTTCCGCCATAGCCATTGCAGCAAGTGCAGTAAACAATGCCAAGTCGCTAATCGCTGCTGGCAGGGACGCTTCGTCAGCTCTGAGCAAATTCGCTGGTGCAGTGTCGGATGTGAATTACGCAGCTGAAAAGGCCAAGAATCCGGGTGTGTTTGCGTCTCTGACTGGCTCCGCAGAACAGGCTGCGATTGACGCGTTCTCCGCTCAGAAACGCTTGCAGGCGATGAAGAAAGAAATCGAGACAATCATCATGTACCAGCATGGTCCTCAAGGTTTGGAGGAATACAAAGACACCCTCCGCAAGATCAGAGCGCAGCGCAAGAAGACTGCGTATCGTCAGGCCGAAATCAAAGAGGCTATAATAATGTGGGTTGTTGGCGGGATCATCGTGCTGGCGGGTATCGCTGGGTTAGCAGCGGTGCTTTACTTGATCGGCAAGCAACAAGGCAAATGGTAGATGAAAGACGCAGAGATCATACGCTTATTCGACCAGAACCTTGAGCTAATCATTGAGGGCTTGGCGGCACAATCTGGTAGAGACTTTAAGGAAGTCCTTTTACTTTTGCAGGAAGGTAGGAAACTGAATGGCACACACAATATTAGATGACTGGAAAGTTCTGCCACGCTTGATGATGCTGGCAGTCACTGTGCTGACCTATCAGGCGGTGCATTGGTTTATGAGCCTAGATGATCCCAGCGTTGCCCAGTCAGGGCTTGTCAGCGTCTGTATGGGGGCGCTCACAGGCTGTTTTGGCATCTGGATGGGTAAAGAGTCAAAGACCACCGTAACGCCCACCAAGATCGTGCATGAAGAGAGGTATGACAAATGATCGGTCAGATAATCGGATCACTCGGCGGCCTTGCGGCAAGCTACATCGACGGCAAGACTGCCGTGAAGAAAGCTGAGGCTGAGACAAAGATGAAAATCGCCACTGGCGAGATCAGCTGGGAGCAAGCCGCGATTGAGGCCAGCAATAATTCGTGGAAGGATGAGGCGTGGACAGTGGCCTTTATAGCCATTGTGCTGGGCAGCTTCATACCGGGCATACAGCCTTACATGGCGCAAGGTTTCGCCAATCTGGATGCTGCACCGCAGTGGTTCCAGTGGGCAATGTATGCGAGCATTGCGGCGAGCTTTGGCATACGCACAGTAAAGGGGTTGAAGAGGTAATGGCGACACCATCGAAGGGTAAAGCCCGAGTTAAAGTTACATCCAGCGGACGTAAAGTCAGTTACGGTCAAGCTGGCAAGGCAAAAGGCGGTGGCCCCCGGGTCAAGCCCGGCACCAAGAAGGGCGACGCGTACTGCGCACGCTCTGCCGCGCAGAAAAAGAAGTTTCCCAAGGCTGCGGCTGATCCAAACAGCCCTTTAAATCTTTCACGCAAGCGCTGGAAATGCAGCGGCACTAAATCGAAGAGGACTTAATGAAATGGGACTGTATTCAAACATTGCTAAAAAGCGTGCGCGCATTAAGGCCGGAAGTGGCGAGAAAATGCGCAAGCCCGGCACTAAAGGAGCGCCAACGGCCAGTGCATTTAAAAAGGCTGCCAAGACAGCAAAGAAAAAGGTTAAGAAATGAGCAAGGCAATGGCAACGCTCCAAGCTAAAATCGGCGCAACAGCCGATGGCGAGTTTGGCCCAAATACAGCGCGAGCAATCGCAAAACACTTCAATCTATCCCCGGCGCGTGGCGCTCACTTGATGGGGCAGGCGTCACACGAAAGTGGTGGCTTCAAGCGCACCCGTGAGAGCCTGTATTACAGCACGCCAGAACGCATACAAGCTGTCTGGCCCTCGCGCTTCCCAACTGTTGCCGATGCAGAGCCGTATGCCAAAAACCCCACTGGACTTGCTGGCAAGGTCTACGCTGGCCGCATGGGGAACGAGAACGAGGCACAAGCCAGCCTGTACATTGGCCGGGGATTTCTTCAGCTGACCGGGCGGAATAATTATCGGGCGTTTGCGTCTGACATGGGCGTGCCAAAGGTTATGACTGACCCAGACTTGGTGGCTGACGAATATGCCTTTGAGACTGCGCTGTGGTTTTTCAACAAGAATGGATTGTTTGCCATTGCCGACGAGGGCGTAACGGATGACGCCATCAAGCGCATCACGCGCAGGGTGAACGGCGGCTATCACGGTCTGGATGATCGAAGCAACCAAAGCAAAAAAATCCACACTTGGCTCATGGCCTAGTTTAGCTAACTTAGCTAAGTTGGCTAAATGGCAAAGCAAGATCAAAAAGCCAGCGCGGCGGTAGGTAGGGCCGGAGAGCATTTAGCCCTCGCCTACTTATCTCTCGCTGGTTACATCTGCACGCTGTGCCAGATCAAAGATCACGATGCGTATATACAGACGGATACACAGACGTTGACCTTGCAGGTGAAGACCGCAAGCAAGACGCATAAGACTACTAATAGATACGCATTTCACACACCCAAAAAGAACGTAGGCGTTTCAGACGTGTTTGCGTTTGTATCTATTGAATTAGGCGCTGTGATCTTCCGCCGGGGTGATGAACTGACTTCTGTGACAACATACATTTCGCCAGAGGAATTTATGGATGAAGAGCGGTCAATGCAAAAAACATTCGACAGCTTTAAATAATCTCTTGTGGGTTGGTGTGTGTTTGATTAGAAAGTCTGAGTGGGTGGCTATCATCACAAGTAAGATCGACTTGCCGCGGGGCGGCGGTTGTTTAGCCTAGGATGACGTTGCTACCAAATGTGCCAGCATTCACTTCAACGGCCACCCACACGATTACTAGAATATAATGCCAACCAGCGCCATCAAGCCAGCGCCGCTGATGAAGCCAAAGATGGCTCCGATCAGACCTGCTGCGTTTATCATGCGCTCTACCTCTTTGTCATTCATCACACATCCTCCTCAAACTTATTAGCCAACGCCTTGATCGGTTGCTTGCTGAACACCCAGCGCCATTGCGGTTTGGTCAGATCACTCATCGTCTTGTCCTTTCATAATCTTACGGATTTGACCCAGAGCCTCTGATAGTGCGTGCATCCGATAGTGTTCTCGCCGCTTGCTATTCCCTGAGCCTGCTGTGGCTTTTGATTGCTCTGCGAACTTAACAAGGTGAACCATCAGGCTCTCGATCTTCGCCAGCTTGGCTTCCAGTTCTTCAATGCGATCCTCTGCCGCCAACTGCTCCTGATACGCCTCTGCTGCTTGCCCATCTGCGGCTAGGTAATCTAGAGCCATCCTGCGTAAGTCTGCCTCCAACCTTTCTATCCGTTCATCTCTGATTCTTATCTCTCGGTTGGGAGTGGGTTGAATCCCAAAACCGTATTGTTTTTTGCGTTGTTCCTCCCACCATTTATCACTCATCATCTTGTCCTTTCAGTTCTGCGAGGGTGGTGTGGGCTTCTATGCAGTCGTGACAAGCGCAAGGGATCGCATCTGATGCAAGCTGATGTGCTGCCTCCACCGCCTTCGCCAGCTTGGCTTCCAGTTCCTCTATGCGGTCGGCCACAGCTTCAATAAGTTCGACGCTTGCGTAATGCGGCATGTCAGCCAGTGCATTGTGCCTTGCTAGCTTCACCAGATCATCACTCATCACTCACCCTCATCAAAACAGTTATTCAACGGCTGGATGGGCTGCTTGCTAAACACCCATCGCCATTGGCGCTTGGTGTAGCCCGGAACCTCAACGAAATCACGCACGCGATAAACCTTGTTCGCCTCCCACATTTTCTTGAGATAGCTTGACGTGCGTGGCACACTATCGCCCAGAAGTTCTGCGGCCTCTGCTGCCGTAATGCGCTGGTCATACGGGATCAGAGAAAACAGACGCTTACCTTGTTCAATGCTGTGCTGTTTGCTGGCCTCAGCCGCCTTAATCATAGATGGGGCCATTGTGGTCGGCCTGCGCGGGCCAGATGGCAGGGCTTCACGTTTGCGCTGGCGATACATGAGCGTTTCAAACTCCCATAAGCAGTGGCCGTATGTGATCTCAAAGCGCTCATGCTTATCCGTGACGCCTTCTAGCTTGGCGAGCAATCGCTCTGCTGCGTTTTTTGCATCTCGCGCTTGAGTACGTCGATTAGCGCTTGCTGCTCTTCCAGACGCTGCTTCAAGTTTGGCCTCATCGCCGTCTTCTGCTCCGTCAGCATTATGCTCGTTATTCGCTCTAACCTTTTTATAATAATCTGAGTTTGGTCCGTACTCACGTTTTTTCCTTTCTAGCTTTATGTTTGCAGCCGAACAAATGCGATGTATTGTTGATGGTGACACGCGCAATAATTCAGCAGCTTCAATTTGCGACATGCCTTGATCTGCGCAGGCAAGGACGTGGCGGGTGAGGGCTTCTGGATCGTATTTCATTCGTCTTCCTCCAGCGCTTCAATCTGTCCAACGCCGCCACAGTTATCGCAATCCTCAATGACAGACTCAAAGTCGCCGTGCCAAGTTGAACTCTGGCGCACCCATACATCCCGCTCGACTTGGCCTTCGCCGTCGCACTCGGGGCAATCAATTATATTACTCATAGCATGGTCCCTCGAATAAATAATGGCATGGCAAACAGTGCCAAAAGGAATATGATTTCGGCGGCGATTTCAAGTTTATGTTTCATGGTTGTTCTCCTAGTTTTGCGTTACGCAGCGCCAAAGTAATCTTTGCGCGCCACGTTGATTTTTTCTTCTGGTGTTGCGCCAGCCTTCATGCGCTTTGCGTTGGTGATCTGGAAAACCTCGCCAAACTCTACAAGGTCGGATGTGTCAGCGATAAAGAAAGCGCCGTTTGTTTTAAACTCAGCAACCGCTGTTTCGCCGTCTGCATCCAGCACGCAAAGGATTGTGATATCTTCGGCTGAGATTGTGGATGTGTTTAACATTGTCATGTCCGTGTTCCCTTGTTTGTGTTTATACAATCAAACTAATCCGTAAATCATCCTATGTAAATACCTAATTTACACTTGCACTAACTTTTTTTAGGATGTAACGTCCTATCAAATTAACCTTGGAGGGTGACATGAAAAAGGAAAGTCGGATCGTATTGACCGAGTCGCAGCATGTTGTGCTGACACTAGCGGCAGAGCAAAAGGGCATGGCGCTGGCCACGTTTATTAGATCGGCAGCTTTAACCGCAGCATTTAACTCCGGCATCCAGCCAGAGCAGCCGCGAGCTGACTAATGGTCAACGGGCGCAACAAGGGCGCATCATTTGAGCGGGAAGTTGCCATAATGCTACGCGATGAGCTGGGCATATCCTTTAAGCGAGACCTAGAACAATACCGAACTGGCGCTCACGCAGACCTCATACCAGACGATCCGGCATTCCCGTTTACGTTGGAGCTAAAGCGATACGCCAACGGACCAATCGGAGGTGCGCCTGCTTGGTGGGAGCAAGTCAAAGTGGCCGCCGAGCGTGAGCAAAAGATGCCATGCCTGATCTACAAATACGACCGCAAGCCAATGCGATGCGTGATCCCGCTGGCTGCGTTGACTGATTGCGATCACGATTACACGGTGGAGGTCGATTTTGAGACCTTCTGCTTTATTGCTAGGGAGAAAATGCAATGACTGAAGATGAAATTAAATCCATAATATCTTACGCAATTGAAGAATTTGCAAGCGAGTGGGCGCAACATGACAGCGGCCAGAATGTTGCTGACGCTATTGACTCACTCAACCGAAGAGACGGCAACATAATCGGCATCGCCAATGGCCTCCACCGATGCGGCTCGGCTTTAGAGAGCATTGCGAACACATATAGACGCGAGCTGGAAATGAAGATGGACGGTGAAATCCAATGATGATCCCCGCCGACAAACTATCCAACACAGGATACCACGCCAAGAAAGACTACACATCGTCGTCTGACGTTAAGATGGTCCACAGCAAGTCGCTGGCGCATTGGAAGGCGAAGACATACAGCTCAAGCCCGGTATTCGATATGGGAACCGCCGTACACGCAATGGTGCTAGAGGACGGCAAGGGCGTCGTGCGTGGGCCAGAGACACGCCGAGGCAAGGCTTGGACGGAAGCCTATGAGGAAGCGCAGGCAAACGATCAAACTCTGCTAACAGCCGGCGATTATGACCTTGCGCGGAATATTGCCGATAGCGTGCTGTTTCATCCAGTGGGGCAGCGCATGGCTGGGCCAACAACGGTCAACGAAGCCAGCTTCTTTGCTGCTGACCCTGAGACTGGGCTGAAAATCAAATGCCGCCCGGATAGTTACTGGGATGCAAAAGGTGTCCTGTACGATCTCAAGACGTGTCAGGATGCTTCACCACGCGGCGTGGCAAAGGACATGATTTCGTACAATTACGCAATTCAGCAAGCCTTTTACATGCACTGCTTGGAGCAAGCTGGCTATGAGGCGTCACAGTTTGTGTTCGTTCACGTTGAGAAAACCGGCGCACACGCGGTCTCGACAAATATCATACATGAGGAATATCTTGACTGGGCCAAAGGCGAAATGCACATGACCCTGCGCAAGATTGCAAAAGCCAACGAGGCCCAGAAGTGGGACACTGGTTGGTCGGATCAAACTAATGTGATTGATCTGCCACGATGGCTGCGTTTAGATGCAGTCGAACTTTAATTAGCTTGGAGAAAAACAGATGGCTAAAACAGACTTCAAACCAGTAATGATCCGAGGCATTGAATATAAATACCCTCGCCTCAACGCGACCTATCGCTACAACACGTCCGAAAAGAAGAGCGAAGAGTGCGCGCCAACAGCGTCAAACGCAGCTTACTCAATCGCATGGGAAATGGACGCAGATGCTGCAAAGGCGCTGCACGCAGAGCTGAAGGCGCACTATGAGACGTGCCAAACCAAAGCTCCATTCAGCAAAGTCTTCGGCATGAAAAAGCTAGACAGCGGCAACTATGAGTTCCGCGCCAAGCGCAATGGCACAAACAGCCAAGGTGCGCTAAACGAAAAGCCGCGCGTCATTGACGGCATGAAGCAACCGCTGGCTGATACAGCGTTCTGGGGTGGCTCAAAGGGTAGCATCAAGGTGACGGCGTATCCCGTGACAGACCCAGACGGCAACGGTGGCGTCAGCTTGCTTATAGATACCGTGCAAGTCACGCACGCAGTGTACGGTGGCGGTGGCCTAGATGACTTTGACGAAGTGCCAACAACAATGGAGGGCGGCGTTGACGCATCGCTCGATGACTTTGGACCTGCCGCTGCGCCAGCACCGCAGGCAGCGCCAGCTCCAGCGCCAGCTGAGCTAGAGGACGAAATACCTTTTTAAGCAAAAGAAAACCCCCGGCAGTTGGGACGCTGCCGGGGGACACCATGAAAGCGAACCCACGATTGGATGGAGAAAGGTCCGAACATGAACAGACTAACAAAAACCAGCGTAGTTGGCAAGCAGCAGCTCCTGTTAGCGCATGGTGCGCACGATACAAAAATTGGCGACAAATACTTAGAATATGACGGCATCACCCTGAATGAAATAGCCAAGATGGTGAACGAGCCGCAGGCGAAAGAAAAAGCCGACGCCTCATTCATCATTGCATCAACCTATCGTGACCACGATGGTCGGAACCACGCAACTCAGCGCGAGCATGGAGAATATTGGCTGCTGGCGTTAGATGTTGACGAAGGTGATCCATCGCTGACAGAGCTGCGCACAGCTGTTGCCACAGTTACAGGTGATGCGTCCGCACTGTTCTATTCTTCGTCTGGGGCCAGCGAAGACAACCGCAAGTGGCGCGTGCTAATTCCGCTGGCCCTGCCAATACAGGGTGAAGATTACGCCGACGCGCAGCTCGCTCTGCTTGACCTAATGCAGCAGGAGGGCATCACCTGCGATGCTGCGCTTTCCCGCACTGGTCAACCGATCTACCTGCCAAACGTACCGCCAGCTCGCAGGGATTCGCAGGGTGCGCCGAGCTTTTACCACGGGGTTCTCCATCGCGGCGGCGGGATGCTTATTCCAGAAGAAAGCACAATCTGGGCAAACTTAAAGTTCAGACGTAAGAATGAAGCCATAGCAGCAGAACTTGCCGCCGCCGAGAGGTCACTTCGCGTACAGGAGCGTGAAAATAATCGCGGCAAGTATGACGGAGATGACCCAATTGACGTATTTAACCAGCGTCACACCATCGCAGACATGTTGCTTAAATACGGATACGAGCGCAAAGGTCGCTCAGACACCTACCGCAGTCCAATGCAATCCAGCGGGTCTTTTGCCACGAAGGACTTTGGAACGCACTGGGTCAGCCTCTCCGGCTCTGACAGAGCATCCGGCATTGGCCAAGCAACCGGCGAGTTCTGCTACGGTGACGCCTTTGACATCTGGGCACACTTCGAGCATGGCGGCAGAATGTCAGACGCCGTGCGCACTTACGCCGCCGAGCTGCGACCAAGCAAGTTTGATGAGGTCAATCAGCAGTTGCCGGAGCCAGACGATGGGCTGGATGACTTCGACACTATACCAGACCCCGAGATTGAGCCTGAGAGCCAACCTGAGCCTGCACCCAAGCTCGAATGGCCAACACCCGTCGGAACTATCAACGAAGCAAGTTTACCTCGCAGGCGGTGGATTTACGGGCATCACCACATTCGAGGCTTTGTTAGCGTCACGGCGTCTGCCGGCGGTATCGGCAAGACTTCGCTCACAATGGTTGAGGCGTTAGCTGTGGTGACTGGGCGGCCATTGCTGGGTGAGAAGGTGCATGAGGCAACAAATGTTTGGATCATAAATTTGGAAGATGACATGACAGAAATGCAGATCAGGCTGGCCGCCGCCATGAAGCAACACAACGTCACGCACCCAGAAATCGCCGGCAAACTGTTCATGGACGCTGAAGACACAATCGGCATCACGCTTGCTGCGGAAACAAGGGACGGCATTGAGACCAATGACGCCTTCCTGAGCCACATGCGAGACAAGATAAAGGCTAATAATATCGGCTTGGCCATAATTGATCCATTTATCTCGACGCACGAAGTTAACGAAAATTCCAATATGAGTGTGCAGAAGGTTGTCGCCATGCTGCGCCAGCTGGCCAGAGAGGCTGGCTGTGCCGTGCATGTGGTTCACCATGTGCGCAAAGGCAACGGTGAGGACGCCGACATTGACTCAGTGCGCGGCGCAGGTTCACTGATTGGCGCAGCTAGAGCAGCCAGAGTTATAAACAAAGTGAAGTTTGAGGACGCCGTGGCGCTCGGTGTGCCAGAAGCCAACGCGACGGGGGTTTTCCGAGTGGACGATGGCAAGGCCAATCTCAGCGCACCATTGCCAGCTGACAAAGCAATCTACCGCCGCATGGTCAGCACAGAGCTAGACAACGGAGAATATGTTGGCGTGGCCGTTGAGTTTAAGCTGCCCGATCAGTGGGCGGGCATGACAACCCGTGTGGTCAACAATATGCTAGACCTGATCGACAAAGGCCCAGAGGATGGCGAGAAGTATTCTATCAGGCCGCAGGACAAGCAACGCTGGGTCGGCGCAGTCATCACAAATTACAGGTTTTCAGACCTAGACCACACAAAGTCAGCAGGGCAGGCAAAGACAATCCTGCGCCAGTGGAATGACGAAGGCTTGCTGGAGGAAATTGCCTATCACAGCCCAAGCCAGCGCAGGGAGCGCAAAGGCATCGTGTCGACGGGCAGAGTTGGGGAGATGAACTGATGAGACGTAAGTGGACAGGAAACCCGAGAGATTGCTTCTACAAAGATATGGAGCAGTTTATAAACGTGCAAGAGTTTGCCTTTCACGCGGAGCGCAACGACATTCTGGCATTCTATTGGCCAAACTATGACGCCGCACCGTGGCACTTGCAGGCTATGTTCTACATAAACAGCGATGAGGAGACAGAGCTGAACTTCTGGCCACATAAGTCAAAGGGACAGTTCAAATATGAGAAGGCTATTGAGCCAATGAGTGCGTTCTTCGCGGAGCTGTCAAAAAGAGTAGCACAAGCCAACGAAGAGGACGATTTCGATGTCATTGAGTAGTGCGTCAGTGGAAAATTTCAGTGACGCATGTGTGACGCGCAACGACGCATTGCTGAAATTCGGTCAATTTGTGGGTGATTCGGAAATCTCGCAAACCCCTTATTTATATAGTGCGTCAGTGGATTTGCTGAATTTTCCTACGGAAAATTTACCTCCAGTGACGCACTTTGTCAAGACGCAGGTCTTAAAAAGAGTTCGCCAAAGCGAACACTCTCTTTTTTTGAGACGACCAGCAGCTCCACTGTCCCGCCTTCCTTCGCTGGCGCGAAGTCGGGCCAGAGGCGCAGCTTTGCGTCCTAACGTCAGCTGGCAGGGTTGGCAGGGTTTACGGGAGTTGGTCTACAATGGCTAAAAAAGCAAAACCAAAGTCGGACAAGGCGAAAGCAGCGATGGCCAATCGTGGCACGTTTGACAGTAAGTACACTGATTATGACAAGCCGATCCACTACAAGGTAGCAGCAGCGGTCGAGCCGTTTACCTTCGCGTCAGCAGCGGCGGCTAAGGTGTGGGGCGATACGCTGGTCAATTGCGTGCCGCCGGCATACGCGCTGCGCTATCGTGAGCTTCGTGGCGACCTTGAAGCCGCGATGGTTGCAAATGATTACGAGCTGTGCGTTGATCTGGCCACAAGCCTGATTAAGGCGCTAAAGGTGATGAACGTGAAGGCAAGGCAGGATGGGCATGAGCCGCCGAAGGTTGACGGGCATATAGCCGAGTTTAAGGGGAAGACGTATTGCTTCCTCGCCAGCGGTGATCTGGCAGCTGTCCGGCGCAAGTATCCAACGTGGGCCGTGTATCATATCAGCGAGGTCTGCGCAGTCATGAGCGTGCGCACAGATGAAATGGTGGCGGCTGTGACAAAAGAGTTTGCCGGGGCAAGGATCATAGATGTCCGGGCGTTTGATGATGAGATTAACTTTGAACCTAATGGAGAGTAAAATGACGCAGAAGAATGTACGCACAGCGGTGCTAGAGGAAGCTATTGGGCTAATTGATGACAACGGGCCGCGACAAGCGCACTACGGTACGCCGCAGGAGAACTTTGGAGCAACGTCGCATATGTGGTCAGCATATCTGGGCATCAAGGTATCGCCGGGAGACGTATGCCGGCTAATGGCGCTATTAAAGCTGGCAAGGCTGCGTAATGGGCCGCATCACGATAGCAGCTGCGATGGCGCTGCATACATGGCGCTGGGCTGTGAGCTGGATGAGGGTATGCTTGACGTGCCAATGCAGCAGCCTTAACGTCAGCATCAGGCAGCGCATCCTCCCGCGCTGTCCAACTGACCCTCGACGGTTTTCATCCAGTTTGTCCGTCGGGGGTCTTTTTACGCAGAAGGGTGGCGGCATGTCTCACCGAATTAGAATGAGCCTCGACATAGCTTGCGAAGACGATGACGCTGCGGAGGCAGAGCTTACATGGCTGGCCGAGTACGTTGAGGAGCGGCTGCATCATGGAGCCGACATGCAGCGCATCGTGCAAGCAATGGTGGAGGCCCTGGTTGAGCTTGGCGACGCTGGTGAGCTGATGGCTGGGATGAACGATACCATACACTGAGAGAGGCTGTGAGCGCGTGTCAGATGGTGTTGGAGCGCTCCGCGACACTGGTTGGCAGCGACGCGCTGGGTGCGCTCGCTTAATTGAACGCTTGTTCAATTACAAGCCCTCAATACTACATGTTGTGTTTGCTAGTGCTGGCGCAGTTAACAATAACGCGATAATAAGCTAAGTCATTGTAAACATTGATTGCAAGACTTTACATATGACTGATTATGACATTTTTCTGTTAAGCGACTGCCAAATAGCCCCCCCCCGGTCAACGTTTCGACGGGGGTATGTGTGTGTAGTTTTCCGCACACACGCTCGCAAAAAAATGTTGACCACCTATCTAAAAACAATTAACTGTTAAGCGACACCAGATGGAGGATATGTCAAAATGTGCAGAGTTTGTGAGCGAGAAGATGTCATGGCGCGGGGATTGTGTTCGGCGTGTTATATGCGTGCGCGCCGCATCCAGCGGAATGGTGGCTTGGAGTTCCGCCGCCCGCGAGGTGAGGGCGAAGCTCTGGCGCTGGCTAATAAGCACCTCTGGCTGCATAGGTTTACGAGCAAGATTGACGCGACTGGCGACGGCTGCCACGAGTGGACGGGAGGCAAGACTAAGGGCGGCTATGGTATGTTCAATGCTTTGGACCGTTCAATCTTGGCTCACCGTATGGTTTACCGCCTTGCTGGCAATGGCCTGCATGATGTTGTGATGCACACTTGTGACAACCCGAGTTGCTGCAATGTCGCTCACCTTCGCGGCGGCAGCCATAAGGACAACATGGCTGACATGGATGCGAAGGGTCGGCGTCGGCCCGGACGAGCTGACCACTTGCGGGATCGGTCGAGCCACCCTCGTGCGCGTGCAGTCGTTACGCCGCTGGGCGAGTTTCCTTCTGCTGCGTTGGCCGCCGATGCGCATGGCGTTGCTGCTGGCACGATCCAGCGCAAGTGCCGCGACGGCGTTGCAGGTTTTGGTTATAGGTAGCCCCCCCCGGCCCCTCTTGCCAACCTATGCTCACTCAGAGTAAAATTTGAAAAAACGGGAGTTACCACAATGGCTGGGAAGGCTTTACGCAAACGCATTTTGGCTGAGGTCGCCAAGAACGGCGGCGCTGAGTATATATTTGATCGGCTATCATCTGGCACCACGGTGACGGCGATGGCTAAGGAGTTTGAGTGCAGCCGGGAGTATTTGCGCAACAGTTTGCATACTGTGCCTGAGTACAAGGCGGCGATGGAGAGCGCGAAGCTGACGGCTGCTGATGCGTTGGTTGAGCAGGGTTTGGAGATGGTTGACGCGCTAGACGGCGGCAGCTCAACGCAAGAGATTGCTGCGACGCGCGAGAAGGTGCAGTGGCGCAAGTTTATGGCTGGCTCGTATAATCAGGAGCGCTACGGTAACCGGCCTCAGACCAATGTTACGATTAGCGTGAGTGATATGCACTTGGACGCGCTGAGGAAGGTCAATGCTGACTTGGCGCAGATTGATGCTGAAGACCGCCAGCGTGAGGCGTCGGCCATTGAGGCTGACTATGAGGATGTGACGGATGAGTGAAGCCAACCCGCTAGAAGAGTTTGTGCTGCGTTATCGTGATGACCCTGCGCTGTTTGTGCAGGAGGTGCTGGGCGCTACTCCGCACGATTATCAGGCTGAGTTTCTGCGGGCTGTTGCGGACGGTGAGCGCAAGGTGAGCATTCGCAGCGGCCACGGCACGGGCAAGTCCACGTCGGCCAGCTGGATTATGCTGTGGTTTGTTCTGCTGCGTTTTCCGAATAAGGTTGTTGTTACGGCCCCGACCAGTGGCCAGTTGTTTGACGCTTTGTTTGCTGAGTTGAAGCGCTGGATTAACGAGCTGCCGCCGCAGTTAAAGGTTTTGCTTACGGTTAAGTCTGACCGGGTTGAGTTGAACGCGGCCCCGAGTGAGGCGTTTATTTCGGCTCGCACTAGCCGGGCAGAGACGCCGGAAGCGCTGGCTGGGGTACACTCGGAGAATGTGCTGCTGGTTGTGGACGAGGCTTCGGGTGTGCCTGAGAAGGTGTTTGAGGCTGCCGCTGGTTCGATGTCTGGTCACGCGGCGACGACGATCTTGCTGAGCAACCCGACGCGATCCAGCGGTACGTTTTATGAAAGTCAGACGCGGATGGCTGACAGCTGGTGGACGCGGCGTTGGTCGTGCATTGACAGCCCGCTGGTCAGCGAGGAGTTTGTTGACGAGATGCGTGCGCGATATGGGGAAGAGTCAAACGCGTTTAGGATTCGCGTGCTTGGTGAGTTCCCTATGGCGGATGATGACACGATTATTCCGTTTCACTTGGCTGAGAGTGCAATTCATCGCGACATTGAGGTGACGCCGGATGAGCGGCCTATCTGGGGTTTGGACGTTGCGCGCTTTGGCACGGATAAGACGGCGTTGTGCAAGCGGTATGGCAATGTTGTGACTGAGATTACGTCTTGGCAGGGGTTGGACTTGATGCAGACTGTTGGCCGGGTGATGGCTGAGTTTGAGGGTTTGCCGCCCAGCGCTCGCCCGAAAGAAATACTTGTTGACAGTATTGGCGTTGGCGGCGGCGTTGTTGATAGATTGCGTGAGCTTGGTGCGCCTGTCAGAGGGATTAATGTTGGCGAGGCTCCGGCTATGGGTAAGACGCATATGAACTTGCGCAGTGAGCTTTGGTTTAAGACGAAGGGTTGGCTTGAGGACAGGTCGTGTAAGTTGCCCAACAACGATCAACTGTTGGCGGAGTTGACGGCGATTAGGTACAGCTTCACGTCATCGGGCAAGATGAAGGCTGAGAGCAAGGATGAGATGCGCAAGCGTGGGTTGAAGTCACCTGACCTTGCTGATGCGTTGTGCCTGACAATGGCCAGCGATGCTGCGACTGCATTGTCTGGGTCTATGTCAACGTGGAGGCAGTCACTCAAGCGTAATTTGAAAGGTATTGCATGAAGCCAGTTCCGTTCCACAAGCTGTCACCTAAGATGAAGAATATCCGTATGAATCAATGGATTAAGACTTACATCGGCAAGGGTTTGAGTTTAGAGGAGGCGCAGTTTGCGGCCCGCTGGCGCGCCGGCCATTGGAAGCTGTCTTCCCGCATGGAAAAGATTATGGATGATTTGGGTGAACTGTGATATTGCGTGGAATACACCCTGCGTGGCCTTTGTCAAACAAATGTGCTAATGTGCAGAAAAATGAGGATTGATAATATGACACCATGTAAAGGTTGCCCCACCCCCGCCGCTTGCAAACGTGCTGGCACTTGCCTGTCTAAAAAATACGGTAAGTAAGTTTTGGTCGGCTTGCTATCACCCGGCGACTACGCTGGCTATGCTGAGGAAGGTCGTCGGCTTGCGGTTGACGTGCCTAATGTCTCGCCGATGGACGCGGCTCGTTTTGTAGCTGAGGCCACACCGATCATCGGTGACGCGATGGCGGCCAAAGAGATTTACGATGAGGCCACGTCTGAGAACCCGAATTGGGCTTTAGTTGGCGCGCTGGGCGGTGCTGCCGTGTTGGGTTTGTTCCCCGGCATTGGTGACGCGGCTGCGAAGGCTGTTAAGTCTGGTGCGCGTGGTTTGCTTGATACGGCTAAGCGCGTTGAGGTTGATCCGAATGCGATGGGTTCTCTGCTCGGTAATGTGCGGTTGAAGCCGAAGGGTGATGCTGGCGAAGCTGCAAAACCATTACCAGCAGAGTTGCGGCGGCAAGCAAATATTGAACGATTCGGATATGATCCCAATGAGGCTTCGGCTTCGCCAGCAAGAGCCGCGACTAAGGACGCTGGGTTTGAGAAATACCTTGAGCAAGTAAACCCCGGCGGCAAACGTATAGCGGCCGAAGACCGACCCAACCTTGCTATGGGCGATATGTATGGCATGTTGCCAAAAAAATCTGACGTTGTAGGGTCAAGCAATGACGTTACCTTTCATAGAGGGTCAGACGGAAATTACTACGCCACTGCATTCAATCCTGATGTTGGTGAGGAGGATGTAGTTGGTTACATTACTAATCGCGGCGATGGAACTGAGCTTGCTGTTGTTCAGGAGATGCAAGGCAAAGGCATTGGTGGTGAGTTGCAGTATTTATTTCGCAATGAAAATCCCAACGCGCCAACTGGAGGATTGACTGAAGCTGGCGAGGCGTCTTTGGCAAAGACTTATCAGCGACTAAATCAGGAGGGCTTGCTGAACCCATCACCAGCCCAAGAAATATCTGGTTTGCTAGCGTCTGGTCGCGCTGACGAAGTTACCGACGAGATGCTTGGCAAGCTGACGCCTAATGACAATATGGAATTGTTTGAGCTGTATCAAAGCGGTGCAACGGGCATGGATTTGCCGATGGATGAGGCGTCAAGGATGGCGCGGGCGGAATCTATGTTCCCTAGAGGTGACAGCTATCACGGGACAAACGCAGACATAAAAGGCTTTCAGGGAAATGTTTTTTCTTCAGATAACCCAACACTTGCCAGCACTTATTCTAGGGGTTCGACTGATGCTCAAATTTACCCGCTGCGGCTTGGAAGTAAGTTAGGCGACACGGTGGTTGAGGGCGGCGGCGTGAATTGGAGCCAGCTCAACATAGACGACGTAAAGGACCCAGCCGTGGCAGATTGGCTTGATTGGGCGGAGGGTCAAAAAATATCAACGCGAGAAATTGAACAGGCCGCCTGTCGTGAAGGTAGAAGCGGCGTTCAGTTTAAAGATATTAACGATACGGGACCGGGCTTCAACTCTAACCAATTTAAAAATTTAGGTTACACAAAAGAGCAAGAACGTGAATTGCAGCGACAATATATGGAAGATTTATCGAAACCTTCAAATGTAGACGTTCGGTTGTCACCTAATTTGGTCCGATCTCGTTTCGCTCGCTTTGACCCACGCTTGTCTAACTTGAAGAATCTATCGGCAGCGTTGGCATCTGTACCCGGCGGCTTACTGGCCTTACAAGAAATGCAAAAACGTGCTAATGAAGAGCAACAACGGCAAGGACTGTTACAGTAATGGCAATCACAACTTACGCAGAGCTGAAGTCTAGCATAGCCAACTGGCTGAACCGCGATGATCTTACGTCGGTTATTCCTGATTTTATCAGTTTGACTGAAGCGGGCATTAATCGTGACTTACGGCATTACAAGATGATAAACCGCGTTGATGCTACGCTTGATAGCCGTTATGTGCAGATGCCTGCTGATTGGCTTGAGACTGTA